CACACTATCCGAAATGATTGATAAGAATATTGAGCGCGGTGTGTATGATCCTGCAATCCTTGATGCATATGATGCAGATGAACTTGCACGTATGGATTCATATATTCATCACAAGCGTGACGAAAACTTTACCTACGCAGGTCTGCGTCAGGTGGTAGACAAATACCTTGTACAGGATAGATCATCGGGCGAGATCTTTGAGACTCCGCAGTTTATGTATATGATGATTGCGGCAACACTGTTCGCACAATATCCTAAAGAGGAACGTATGCATTATGTAAGGAGATACTATGATGCGACCAGTCTTTTTAAGATCAACATTCCAACGCCGGTCATGGCAGGCGTCAGAACGCCAGTGCGCCAATTTGCCTCCTGTGTCCTCGTTGATTCGGATGATACCCTTGATTCCATTTTTGCCAGCGATATGTCTATTGGACGTTATACAGCGCAAAGGGCAGGAATTGGAATCAATGCGGGAAGAATTCGCGGCGTCAACTCAAAAATCAGAGGAGGAGAAGTTGCACACACAGGAATCATCCCATTCCTAAAGAAGTTTGAAAGCACAGTGCGTTGTTGTACACAGAATGGTGTACGTGGCGGTAGTGCAACTACACATTTCCCGTTTTGGCATCAAGAGATTGAAGACATCCTTGTGTTAAAGAACAACAAAGGAACAGAAGACAACCGTGTGCGTAAGTTGGACTATTCAATCCAGTTGAACAAAACAATGTATGAACGTTTGTTATCTGGAGGCGATATTACACTATTCTCGCCACATGATGTGCCTGGCTTGTACGAAGCATACTTTGGTGATCCAGCAGAGTTCCAAACATTATATGAAAAGTATGAACGTGCTACAAGCATCAAAAAGAAAAAGATTCCTGCTATGGAACTGTTCTCTGCACTAATTAAAGAACGTGCTGAAACAGGACGTATCTACATCATGAATGTCGACCATGCTAACACACACAGTTCGTTTAAAGACACAGTTTACATGAGTAACTTATGCCAAGAGATTACGTTACCTACCAAGCCATTACAACACATTGATGATCCAGATGGTGAGATTGCACTTTGTATTCTTAGTGCCATTAATGTAGGTATTATTAAGGATCTAGATGATCTAGAAGAATTATGCGATCTTGCTGTGCGTTCTCTAGAAGAGATTATTGACTATCAACGCTATCCGATCAAGGCAGCAGAGATTAGCACAAAGGCAAGACGCTCACTTGGCGTTGGCTATATTGGACTTGCACATTATCTTGCAAAGAACAAAGTAAAGTATGATGATCCACAAGCATGGAAACTTGTACACGATCTTACAGAAGCATTTCAATACTACTTGCTAAAGGCCAGCAACAAATTAGCGCAGGAGCGCGGCGCTTGTGACTACTTTGACCGCACTAAATACTCAGACGGCATCCTTCCTATTGACACATACAAACAGGATGTTGATACTATTGTAGCAAACGAGTTAAATTATGATTGGGATGTTCTTAGGGCAGATATTCAACAACACGGTTTACGGCACAGCACATTGTCCGCACAGATGCCTTCAGAGAGCAGTTCCGTTGTGTCGAACGCAACAAACGGAATTGAGCCACCTAGAGGATACTTGTCCGTTAAGAAAAGCAAAAAGGGCCCCCTTAAACAGATTGTTCCACAATATCAGAGTCTTAAGCAACACTACACCCTGCTGTGGGACATGCCTAGCAACGAAGGTTACATCAACACGGTCGCAGTAATGCAAAAGTTCTTTGATCAAGCAATTAGTGGTAACTGGAGTTACAATCCAACACAGTATCCGGATAATGAGGTACCAATGAGTGTTATGATGCAGGATTTGTTAAACACTTACAAGTATGGTTGGAAAACATCTTACTACCAAAACACTTACGATTACAAAACTGATCCAAGTGAGTTAGAAGAAGAAGCAACACAAGTAGAACTGCCTCAGGGACTGTCTACTGACGATGACGAAATGTGCGAAGCCTGTGCAATTTAATGGTTGACAGGCTTGTGCAAATAGCATATAGTAAATAGAGTTAATAATAGGATAGACAATGTCAAAGACAGTATTCAACAAAGAAAAAATAGACTTTACAAAAGAAACAATGTTCTTCGGAGCAGATCAAAATACACAGCGTTACGATACATTTAAGTTTCCTGTGTTCGATAAACTTAACCAAACTATGCTTGGTTACTTTTGGCGTCCTGAAGAAGTGTCACTGCAAAAGGATAGAGCAGACTATGCTAACTTCCGTCCAGAGCAGAAGCACATCTTTACTGCTAACCTAAAGTATCAAACACTACTGGACAGTGTACAAGGACGTGGTCCGTGCCTAGCATTTTTGCCGCATTGTTCACTGCCCGAATTAGAAGGTTGTATTGTTACTTGGGACTTCTTTGAAACTATTCACTCACGTTCATATACACATATCATGAAAAATGTATATCCAGACCCAAGTGAAGTTTTTGACACTATCCTTGATGATGAAAAAATTATTGCTCGTGCTGAATCAGTAACTAAGCACTACGATGCATTTAATGAAGCAGCCGATGCGTTTATTCACCGCGGCGAAGGTTCGATGTACGAAGTCAAAAAGAAATTGTATCTTGCAATGCAGACTGTGAACATCCTTGAAGGACTGCGTTTCTATGTAAGTTTCGCTTGCACATTTGGCTTTGGCGAACTAAAGCTAATGGAAGGCTCTGCAAAGATTATTTCATTGATTGCTCGTGATGAAGCACAGCACCTTGCACTAAGCACACACGTACTGAAACTTTGGGCTCAAGGCAAAGACGATCCAGAAATGGCTAAGATTGCAGAAGAATGCAAAGAAGAAGTTTACGACCTATGGCGTGAATGTGTTGCTGAAGAAAAAGATTGGGCAGAGTATCTGTTCAAAGACGGATCAATGATTGGATTGAATACAAATCTGCTACACCAGTATGTAGAATATATTGCAAACCGTCGTCTAAAGGCACTAGGTTTAGATGCTATCTTTGATGCTCCAGTTAACACTAACCCATTACCATGGACACAGCATTGGCTGTCAAGTTCAGGACTGCAAGTTGCTCCACAGGAAACAGAAGTAGAATCGTATATCATTGGCGGCATCAAACAAGACGTCGACAAAGATGCACTGAAAGGATTTAGTTTATGATTGAGATTTGGGGTAAACCAGCTTGTCCGCATTGCGAGCAAGCAAAACGTTTTTGCGAACAACGTAACTTTGAATATCAGTACAAACAACTAGATGTGGATTTCACTCGTGAAGAAGTATTTGAAACTTTTCCTGGTGCAAGAACATTCCCACAAATTATCGTTGGCGGCAATAAAATCGGCGGATTTGATAAACTCGCTGAATATGTTGAAAACACAAACTACACTGGAACAGGATACACACTTTAATGTTAATTGAAACCTCGTACAAAAATGGTGATACTGTCACCATTAAAACTCTTACCGAAGAAATTGTAGCAAGATTGGTTGAGGAAACTGACAAGACTATTAAAGTCCATAAACCTCTTGCAATTATGACAACACAACAAGGCATTGGCTTAGGTCCATTTGCCTTTACTATTAGTCCTGATGCAGATGTGGTACTAAATAAAAGTGTAATATTTATGATTGCAAAAACAGAAAAAGAAATGGCAAGTCAGTATACACAAAGCACCACAGGACTTGCTATCTAACAAGGAGTTTAGATGTCAGCAAGTTCGACACCATTAAATGTACCTAGTACACCTAAACAAGAAACTGCACCAGAAGATTTAACGGGTGATACCCATGTGCATTTCGACGATGGGTATAAACAGCAGTTTGCGCAGATAGCAACACTATTTGAAGACATCGAAGCAGATGTTAGAACAATAACAGATAGACTAGATGACGAAACCAAAGGGGTGTTTGTACGCAATGCAGACACAGTTGCTAACAATCCAGCAAATATTGCTGCTCAAGCTGCACTAGAACAAAATCTAGTAGAAAGTGGTGTGGTAGACTTTATCAATGCGGAACTAGGTAATCCTACAGACTTTGCTAATACAAGTGTAGCTAATTTCTCAAGCATGCAAAATAGCGGCGAAGGTTCGTTTTTGGGAGGAACTGGCGGACAGTTATTACCTCCAGGATATGCGGGTCAATCTACAATTACTAACAGTGACGGCGAAGCTGTTGATATTCCCCGTGCAGCTCAAGCTGATATTGTTGAGGCAGCAGGAGCTGCTACAGGCAATGTGCGTTATGGAAATCAAGGCGGCAAACGTAATCTTCCAATTCAGCAACAGCTTATGGATATACTTGATGCTGCCGCACAAGAAGCAAGAGTGGATGTAATCATTACCAGTGGCGGCCAAGTTCCTAGAAGCGAAGGCGGTATTGACGGCCGAAATAGAACTGGATCAAATAGACACGACAAAGGCTACGGTGCAGACGTTGCACTTTATACACCTGACTTTAATGGACGCCAATTGACATCTCGAAATCCAGACGACCTAGCAATTATGATGAAATTTATGAGAGCTGCTAGAGATGCAGGTGCAACAGGTATAGGTCAAGGAAATGGCTATATGAGTGACAATATTATTCATGTAGACATAGGTTGGATTGGACAACAGCAAGGTGCAATTAGTGGTATTATAGCTACTCGTACTTGGGGCGGCGGCAGTTCAAACGGAACACGCACAAATTATGTAAATGCGCCACAATACATGAAAGATCTAATGTCGCCTAGGAGTAATGCATAATGGCCGACTTTAACCATACCGATTATACAGACGAACTTAATAGAATAATTGCTGCTCTTACTGGCATTAGAGACGACATAAGACTCATTAGACGCCGTTCAGAAGACAGCGAAATAGGAATGGTAACTAGCCAAGTGCTGAATGATTTCCAAAGTGCATTACTTGCAATTAGCATGAGCGGCCAAGGCGCAGGCGATGCCGAACGTGTTCGCCGAGCTATTAATGAAGGAACAGGACTTGCAGGAGGTTCTGGCGTTCCTAGCACAGTTACTGGAGACGACCAAGAAAGACGCTCAGATATATTATCTGCACTAGGTATACAAGCAGATGCAGACAATGAAGATCCTAGATCAATTTATAGAATTGACGGCTTATACTATAGAGAAGCAAAGCCAACAAATGCACCCGACGATGGGTTAAGAGGTAGCTTGCCTGTACCGCAACCATTTGTTGCTGACGGTGGCAGCATTGGATATCACAGCATTGCAGGAAACAGAGCAAGAGCAGGAGCTCCTTCGGGTGCTGATGATATCGACTTCGGAGCAAGCAAAAAACGTTGGCCTGCGCCTAGACCGGAAGACGTAACAGCAGTTCCTGTTGCTACACCAAATGCTGATCTAGTAAATCCAGTTACAGGTGATGTAGTACCTAGAACGATTAAAGAAATTACAGACGATATATCTTCAGGAGGAGATAGTCCACCGCCTGCAATAGATTATGATAATACAGGAGTAGCCTAATGCCAAAAGCACATAGAGTTGGTGATGTAGATAGCGACGGCGATAGAGCAACAAGCGGTTCGCCTAATGTATTCATAAATGGTGGACCTACAATGGGTGGAGCCATTGCATCTGTGTTAGGCATTCCTGATACAGTAATGATTAATGATGACAGAGCTAGAGAAATCCTGGAAGACAGGGCCAACGAACTAGCACTAGGTAACGATCCAGATCAAAATGAGGCACTAGAATCATATGGCGGAGGATCACCCGATGGTGTAAATCCAATTACAGGCCAAGTAGGTGCTATGCCAGCGCCAGGTAGTGCTGCACAATCACAAGGCGATGATGGTGTTGGCACATTACCGCCAGATGGATCTTACGAACCTAGTGAATGGTTAGAATGGATGCCTCATGTGAATCCAAACGTGCTTCCTGAAGTGCGCCGTAAACTTATCGTGCTTGCACAAAGTATTGAAAAACCTATTAGACTTAACAGTGGATATCGTACACCAGAATATAATGCTAGTGTAGGCGGCGCTAAGAAAAGCATGCACACACAGCGCAAAGCAACAGATATACAATGGCCTGGATCTAGTGCAAACGAAAAGAGAGCATTTATCCAAAAGGCAATTGATGCAGGGTTTACAGGTATTGGATGTTACAACAGCTTTATGCATGTTGACATTGGCCCAAAAAGATGTTGGGGACCAAGTGGCGGCAGAGCAAGCATGTATACAGAATTTTTGACTGTATTAAGGCAAAACGGATTTAACGTTTAGGTTGACAAAACAATAATCATCAGTTATAATAAAGAACAATAAGGCAAAAAGAAAGGCAAATTATGCAGAATAAAATTATCCTAGTAGACGCAGATGGCGTTCTACTTAATTGGGAATATGCTTTCGGTGTATGGATGGAACAACATGGACATACACCTGTAGAAAATCATAATCTACTTTACAATATAGGTGAGAGATACGGACTTACAAAAGATCAAGGCAGTCAACTTGTGAAGATCTTTAATGAAAGTGCTGCTATTGGATTCTTGCCTGCTCTACGAGATGCAATGTATTATGTAAAGAGACTTCATGAAGAACACGGATTTGTATTTCATTGTATTACTAGCTTGAGTACAGATCCTAATGCAGGTAAACTGCGTGAAATGAATCTCCGTAAGTTGTTTGGCAAGACAGCATTTGAACAAGTGATTTGTTTGGATACAGGTGCTGACAAAGACGAAGTGTTAGCAACTTACGAAGGTACAAATTATTATTGGATCGAAGACAAAATTGAAAATGCTATCGTTGGTAAAGATTTTGGACTTCGTTCAATATTAATCGAGCATGGTTATAACATGCAAGAAACTATTCCAACAGGTATTACCAAAGTACTTAATTGGAAAGAAATTTATGAAATTATTATAGGAGACAAGTAATGAGTGAACTTTCACAACACGAACAAATTGTTCAAGCATTTAATCAATATCTTGCAGAAGCAGAAACTTTTGAAGACAAAGGTGTTAAAGCGGCAGCTGCTCGCGCCCGTAAGGCACTAGGCGATCTAGGTAAACTAACCAAAACACGTAGAGCCGAAATCCAAGACAAAAAGAACGCAATGTAATGAGCGGACAACGGCGCTGGTTAAAGTTATGGGCTCGCACCGTTGGTATGCCAGTAGGCATAACAGATGACGATAAGCCAGAGTTTCTTCCTATTACACAGACTGATGTAAAGAAGGCACTGGCTTTTCGTACTTTTTGGATAGTGTTGCATGTGGTCACATGTTGCATGATTATTGCA